GCTTCGGTAACAGCAACGGTATCACCTTCACCAGACATGATTTTTAAATTCGTATCATCAATTTTTACATAGTTGGCATACATTACTGCTTTACCATGCCCGACCGATAATTGCGTAAATGTTGATATTTTCCCGAAAAAACTTATCTGATTGTTTTTCTTGATATCATTGTCCTCAATAATAAGACTTTGAGTATCGTTTAATTGACCTATAGCAAAAGATGTTCCATCCTCGATACCAGAATCTAGTGTTTTTATTTTTTGGGTCAATACGTTTGCTGTCATATTTCCTACAGTAACATTCCCTTTAATAGCTGCTCTAACTTCAATAATTGAGATGTTGTTAATATCTACCCACGCTTGTGCACCAGCACAGTATACTCTTATATATAACATATCTTCTGTCGCCACAAAAGATTGTACACTTTCACTTGTTTCATAAACAGGTAAAATTGAAGTTGTTTTATTACTTTGGAATAATCTAATCGAAGCGGACGTATCTGTACCATTCCTCGTATATACTGCTGAGAAATTATAAGTTTTGCCTATCTCTAGCCCTCGAATAGGTATCCATACCTTTATACTGTGCGGGTCATTTCTGTGTTCTACTTTTATACTTTTTTTACTTGCACTTACAGCATAAACACTAGAAGGGTCACTTGTTTCAACTGACAAATCCGAGAGATTATAATCTAATGAATTAGCGTTTATTTGTACTAATTCATCGTTATTAGTTTTAATTGTATTAACAGTTGTTGATAAGGTTTCTTCGCCTAGTGATATATGTTGTGCATCTACCAATTTAAAATTACCATCTGGCTCAAATGTTCCCGAAATAGGTATAGCCATTTAAATCCCTCCTTTACGCTATAACAATGTTGTTAGCACTGTTAAGTATATTTGTAGACCTGTACACATACATAGTTCTTGTTACGCCATTAATAGTAATGTCAACTTCCGCAGGTGCTTGCATATCTACAGCAAATCCTGTGTTAGAATCAATAAACTGTGCGGTAGTACCAAAAGACTTGTCGTATACTATGTATCTGTACCCTTCCCCTGCTGTTATTGCATATGTTCCAGCTTTCCCAGCTCTAAGGGTTTTTGTTGCAAGTGCTTTTATTCCTGCTTCGTCCAGGCTTGTGCTACTGGATTTACCGAAGTATGTAGGATAACACCAGTTGATGGTTTGTGTAGATGAGTTAATCACCCTATCTAACTTGTCAGTTACTTCAAGACGATATTGCTGATTCCCCGGCGCACTCTTTGTAATACTAACCGCTTCGGTATGTGTTCCGCTTGCTGCCGGAGTTATAGAAGTAACGGATGCACTTCCGCTTATATTGTATATTCTTGCTGATTTTGCATTTGTATAATTACCTATAGACCAACTGAAATTAACTGCTGTAAGTGTCTGTCCTACTTCCAATGCATTGTTTGATAATGCCGGAGTTGTGCCTGTTATTGTCAATGATGCAGTTACCGGATTAGTTAATGGTGCTATCTTTGCGTCAATTAATGCATTTACGGCGGTTTCATTGATTCCACCACCGCCACCACCACCGCTTGCATAAAGGTCTTTTATGGCATAATTCACATTAATATGATTTTGTGATAAAACTCTAAATGTTGAAGCCCCAACAACCTTAAATTTGGACGCTACTGTATTGGTACCTTCCGTTTCTCCGGGGTCAAGGTTTATCTTTCCATTTCCTATTTCAATCAATAATGGTGCTGAACCGGTATTCTGAAATAAGAAATTATCCTGCGGACGAGCATATATATATTCTTGGCTTGTTGTTACTGTACCACTGTAATATGTTTGGTTATCGTTTTCGCCTATATTTGAAGTATCAATATTTACTGCCATATATTACACCACCTTTCTTAATATCCGAAAACCTCTCGTTTAAAAGGTTTTCGTAAATCTTTTGCTAACCAGTAAGACATATCTTCCATATTCTTCTCCTGCGAAATCTCAAGCTTTTCATTGTGCTTGTCAATTTCATCTGTAACACTTCCGTTTTCATTTAGCCATACCATGTAACGAATATGGTTAACGGTGTCTCTGGTAAACTCTCCATAAGGTACAGACATGAAATAATGGCCTTTATGTGTTATTTCAAAGGCTTCTTTCTCAGGATAGAATTCAATATCAAAGTCTGGATTTATTTCTTTGAGTATTTTTCTTTTTTCTTCTACGTTACCCATTACGACCTCCAAAATAAAAGGGGAGTTTCCTCCCCATCTATTAAGCTTCTGTTATATCTCCCAGCAATGTCTGTGTGTTTCTTGCCAAACAACCAAGTTCACAATATTTGTACAATGTAGCTTCGTATGCATCTGCATTTGCTACCCTGCTAAGAATTGCTCCGTCCCTGTCCATCCAATTCCAATCAGCTAACTGATAGAATTTCAAATTATCTTCGTCAAGAAGATATATAGTGTTAGCATTACAATCCTTATCAACCATAAACGGCAAACCGTTATAGTCAAGAGCTTTCCAACCACCATCATAATCTTTGGTATTTTGATATACTCTATCATTCTGAAGCAATACCTGATAAGCTCTCCTTACTCCAACAGTTGTAAAGATTGCTGATACTTCACCGTCCGAATTGGTGTATGTAGTATCAATAGCAGTTTGAAGCAATGTTTCGCTTATAGCCCTGTTACCACCACCAGCATTGAGCATTACATTTGCTCTCCACCATGGATATGTTATAACATCAAGACCTTGCAATGTTGATGTTGCTGAACATATACCATTTAAGCCCATAACTTCAAGGTTCCTTGACCCTGTACGATATACCGCATATGTATCATCTGTTGTGATTGCTGCACCGGATATTACAAATGTCGTAGCATCAGGAATGGATATTATTGTCCTACCTGTTGCTCCTGTTCCGGTTATTCCGGTAGCTGCAACGATAATGTCAACTACCATGCCAACTCTGAGTTTTGCGGTAGAAGTTACAACAACGGTTGTTGCATTTGCTGTTACTCCACATATTGCTATGCGCCCAGAACCATCACTAAATAACTGCCTGTTAAGGTCAGACTTCAAGTCCTTTGAAAGCCCTTTCATTTCACTTTCAATTGCTCTTACAAAAGCACCTTCATTGTTCTTTGCTGCTTCAATTGTCGGACCTGTAATCTGGATTCTACCGTATAAATACCTCATAGGTACAATACAGTCTTGGTATCCCTGCTGTCCTGCTGTTGGCAATGTCCCACCGTCAGACCTTGCGCCTATACCTTCATTCCTGCTATGGTGTAAAGGTATTGTAAAATTCTTACCTACGACTGATTCTTCATCAGTTCCTATTCTTTTCAGCAATTCGATTTTGCTGTTAATCTGTTCTCTTATTGGTCCTAAATATTGATTCTTCAATATAGGATTAAAGCTTGTTAAATTAGCTGGCATCTAAAATCACTCCTTTGTTTGTCTTAAAAATTCTAATGCCCCTTTCCGGGCATCGTCCCAACTGTTACTTTGTTTTGTTACTATAGCCGGGGTATTGCCACCGCCAAGCACTGGCTTTTGTCCTTTCAGACTTTCGATGTATTCTTTTACTGCACTCTTTTTGATTTCTTCAATGTTAGGCGGTTTGAGTTCCTTTGCTTTTGTTCCCATAACTGCTAACATTGCAGGGTACAAATCAGCATTATTTTGCAATGCTAATTCTTTGATTTCCTTTTCCCACTTACTAAAAAACTCGCCATATGTTTCATCTTTCTTCCACATGTCAAGTTCTTGGTCAATTACTTCTCTTCGTTCATATTTACTTAATTTCTCAACTGCTTGCTGTGCTGTTTTCTCAGCCTGTGTTAAACGATTATAGACTTCAGGGTCTATATTTTTTTGCTGTGCTTCGACTGCAAGGTCTAATTCTTCCCATGTGTTGTAACCATACTGTGCTAGATCATCCCTTGAAGTTATGCCGTAGGATTTATATTTTTTGATATAATCCATATCTCGCTTTAACTCAGCTGCTTCTTTTTCGGCATTCTCTTTCTCAAGTCTCATACGTTTCCAGGCTTCATTATCTTCCCTGCTTTGAGTTTGTTTCTCTCCTGGCTTCTCATTGGATTGAGAATTTATAGACTCACTGCCACCGTCTACAGGGGTATTATTTTGATTATCAACTTGGGAGTCCACGACACTTCCCTGTCCTGCGTCTACAGAATTTAATCCATCCATTTATGTTTCCTCCTTAAATTTTGGTATAAAAAAAGCACCTTACTGTGCAAATACTTCAGGGTTATCTTTTATTACTTGATGTAATACTGTTGCTAAATTTGACAAATCTTTATGCTCAATTGTAATATCATATTGTGCTGTTATAGCTTCAAGCATTTCATGTACAAATGTTTCTTCTTGACCTGTTATGTTGTATCCAGGGTCAATATCAATCTGTGATGTTTTAGGTCTACAACATCCTCTTTCACTTCTTCCATGCATCAAATCTGGATTTAATACTATAGTCCATTCAAATGCACCAATCTTTAATTTTTCAGGTATTTTCATCTTGGCTACTTACCTCCCTTTTTACATCCCATTTGACACACCTCCTTGTGGTATCATTTGCATCATTGCAGCCTGTTGTTGCTGTGCCATCATTTGCTGGTGTAACATACAATGCAAATCAATATTCTTTTGTATCTCAGGGGGCAATTCTTCGTAATCCTTGCCCTTCCTAAACTTGTTATGCTCTGCTAAATGTACAGCATGATTGTAAAAGTCTCTTACATCAGGCTTAATCATCACACCATTCATATCAAGTTGTATCTCGCCTTTTGTCCATTTCAATTGCTCTGTCTGTGCTTGGTTTCGGTCTATCTCGGTATTGTCGTATAGATCATCGTCTATGCCTAATTCAAGCATTTTAAATATCATTTCCTTGTCGGCCTGAGGGTTAAGCAATCCTGATTGTACAAGGTTCATAATCCATTGCTGTTTACCTGCCTTCGATGTTTGGAACATGCTACCTTCTTGAATCCTAACATCTGTTGAGGTTAATTGACTACCTATGAACGATAACAATTCAACTTCTTTATTCTTTCCTACAAGCTTCAATGTTCTTTCATATTTGTAGTTAAACCGGATTATCTTAAGTGCATAGCTCATGTATTTCTGCTTGCAATCAATATAATTCTCTATCGTTGGAGCCATTACAGTATCATCTTGTTCCTGTAAAAATTGTATTGCTACTCCTGACGTAACACCGGGTGGAGTAGCACCATGTGTTACTTCTTGTTGCCCTGAAATGAAGTAAAATTCCTCTATTAACTGTTCCAAATTCTTATAAGTGTCCGAACTTAGATTGCCCGGCTGAACAAGTCTTGGTGCTTCAAATCCCGCTTGATATTCAATAATCTGTTGGTCGTTATCGGTTATATCGCTCGTTAATGATTCTTCTTGTACTACCCATTTTCCCGCTTGTTTCTTTTGATACTCGATTATCTTTGACCGGGTTATGTTGTATTCTCTCTGGATAGGTATTAAGTCCTCAATTATACTCTGCCCTTGCACTCTACCAGGAATATTGATATGGATAAATGGGAAGAAAGGTAGTATTCTTTTTGTTGTGTCTTCTTCGCCAAATCCTATATCTTCAACATAATCAAGTACTTTATCTCCTGCTGTTGTTATTCTTCTTCCTTTAGGGTATTTGGATGAAGGCATTTCCCAATATTCTTTCACAATAGCATGGTTAGTCATTTCTTTCCCAGTAGTACTATTCCAGTTAGCATTAATGTTTCGAAGCTGTGATTCAAATATATTAGCCTCTTCTATGCCCTTTTCGGGTTTGACCTCTATTCCGTAAACCTCTTTAATCCAGTCAACGTCCTTCGGCTTCATCTTACAGAACCAGCGGACTTCATCCCATTCCTTGGCTGCCGGGTCAAACTTGCATTCAAACAAACTTACTATGTCAAAGTTTACATCCCCAGATTTCATCCATTCGCCTGTCTCAGGGTCTTGTATATCCTCACCTAATGACATATCCAAATAAGGCTCCATAAAGACTATGTTAGTTGTAAGTCCCCATGTCGCAAGCTTTTTGTCTCTGCCCCTTAAGTTGTATTCATATTCCATCCATTCGACAACTTTATCCCCGATCTGTGATGCGTCTATATCATCATCATTGTTTGAGGCAGGTATAACTTGCATTATAGGCTTATTTTTGAATATCTTTGATAACTCAGTCCTTACTATCTTCTTTATCCTGTTACCTGTATACCTGGTCTGTCCTGGTGCCTTTGGTGCTTCCATCAATCGCTTATTCCCGGAATCCCATATAAGCCATTGTTTGCCTGCGTAATAAGCTATATTGATATAAGATTGCATTTCATAAGGCAGATTGTCAACAGAATCAAGCTTCTTTTGTACATCCATTACAAGTTGTCTTTCTTCAATTGCTTTCTGTGCTTGTTCTGCTCTCTCCTGTATCGGCTTCGTTATCTTCTCCAATAGCTTCAACCTTATCACCCTCTAACTTTTCCTTTACTTTTTCTCTTAAGTCTTCTGTCTTGAAGGTAGCAATCTTACCATCAATGTCAAGCTCTTTAGCTTTTTGTATCAACTCTGTTCTGCTCATAGAGTCAATGTCATATTCGGTAATAGCTTCAACAATTTCAACTTCTTCTATTTCTGTGATCTGCTCTATTTCCTCATTGCTTACTGCATATACTACATGGTTATCAACTACAACCTGTACAGCCTCTACAGGCAAATAAGGTATCTTGAAATAATCTATTGATTGCTGCTTTGCCTCTTCTTCCGTATCTGCTGCAAAATAAGCTTTCCTTCTCCCATAACCTGCATACCAAACACTTTTCATTATGTTAACCTCCTATAACAGTTCATAGACTGGCTTTTCTTCTTTGTCTTTCTCAGGTTCTTTAACCTGTTCGAAACGCTTATATTCTGAATAATCTTTTGCTTGTATTCTGTCTAATAATTGCTTGCGTTCTACCGCCCATTGCTGTCTTTCTCGCATAAAAAAATACTCTCTGATTGAGAGTATCAATATTGTTAATGAATATATAATTATTATTTGCATTACAGCAACTCACACCTTCCTGCTTGTTTTCGTTTGATTAATTCTTCTATATGTTTCTGCGCTCTATATTCCATACTACCTTCCTGCCATTTTGATTTTTCTATCACTTTTGCAGGATAAGAATATGTTATAGCAAATCCCCTTATTGCATCGGGTCCATGTGTCAACTCATGCGGTTCATTTGCTACATCGTTTGGGTCTTTTTCATCATGCTGTAATTGTGGTAATGTTCTTATAAGATTATGACAATTATTAAATATCTTCATATTTGCAGTCTGTATAATCTCTCCTGTTTGCTCGTCTTTACTCTCATAAGGTTTAAGCCATTCTTTCAAACAATACCATCCTTGCACCCTGTCATTCTTGCTTTGTATTAGTGTCACTCCGTTCTCGTGAAATAATTGTGCCGCACTCTTCCCGGTGTCCTGCCGTCTATTCCATAAGTCAGGCGGGGCTAAATACTGATATATCGGTTCATTAATCATATCCCTTATTGCTTTTGCTGCTTCGCTTATAATTAAGTTGCTTTGATACAGTTCTTTGTATATATAAGCTTGTTTTTGCGGTGATAACGCTATCCAATAGGCTGCTAACATATCTAAGCCGTAATCTATCGTTATGTATCTTCGCCATTCGTTCGGTATAACAAAAGGTTCTACAACATGTATATCTCGCCTAAATTCATCGAAGTATTGTCCTGCAAATACATCGAAGTCACCATCTTTCAACATTTTTCTTTCGTTTTCTGGAAGTGAGTCTAGTTTCTTTTCATAGTCCGGGTCCCTATTCATCAATATTTTATTATCTGTAAGTTTAGAAGGTACAAATATATGCTTCTCAAACTTTCCTTCTTCTACTTCAACATCCTGTGCAATTTCTGCGCCTATATCATAAAATTCAGCTTTAAACCATGTATGACCTATATTACCCGGGTTTGTTGCTATTGCCATAAACGGAATAAAGTTGTTTATAGTAGCTCTGTTTCTTGATACCATATATCTATATTGAAACCTTGTGAACTGTGTACCTTCGTCAAACATTATCACATCTATCTGTTGAGATTGATAGTTATATACATCCGATTCATTTTGTAAATGACAGAATTTTAGTTTGCTGCCATTAGGAAACACCCAACAATGGTCTGTACCGTTATACTTACCTAACTCAGTAAATAATTCTCTTGACCTGTCTATTGGTCCGCCTAATCCTTCTAACTCGACAAACTTTCTTCTAAAATATCCAATGTTAATACCAGGATATTTATGCACCAATATCCCTGCTAATCCTAACAATGCATCAGATTTGCCACCACCAGCAGCACCACCGAAACCGATGACTCGCGCAACCGGATTATGTTTCTCTGCTTCTCCATTAGGTCTTACACCGCAAGCATTAAGAAATACATTTTGTCTAGGCTGTGGCATCCAGTTAAAATACACTGGATTATTATTGACTATAAACTTAATACTGCTTCTTTCCTTCTGTTCTATCTCTAGCAGCTTAATCAATTCAATCTCTTCTTTTGCTGTTAGCATATTATCACAGCCTTACTCATATCTCATCTTTATTACTTCATCTTTTAAATACCCCGTTCTTGAACCGTCTTTGAAAGTTATATATATTCTTTTTTCATCTTCAAAATGTATTTTGCCTATTTCCCCATAATGAGAGTCTGTTTCATCTTTAACTTTGCCGTATTTCCATTCCGGTACAAAATGTAAGTACTGTTTACATGCGATATTTAGATCAAATATTCCTTTATGTGTTTCTCCTGTTGCATTAATACTTTCATATGCCTTTTTATATTCACATACATCTTTATGTATACAATCTTTACACATTGTCCTCACCTGCCAACTCAATAAATATTTCAGATTCGCAATCGCATAATTCTATGCTTTTGATATGCTTAGAATTGCCTTTCTCTAATTTTACAAACACGACTTCGTCAGGCATTTTTGATAAAGCTTTGATAATTTCTTTTGCAGTCATACACATTATTTATTCCCCCTTATTTCTTTCAGCCCATTTCTTATTCAATTCTTCAACAATTCTTTTCATCTGCCTTATTTCTTCTTCTGTCGGTATGCTTACACGAAAGGCATATGATAATCAATATATCTTTCGACTATTGCGAATTCCTCAATTATCTTTTTTGCTTCTGTCAATATATCCATCGTTACCCCTCCATTATTCCCAATTATATTTCCAATTTATTTTTATATAACCTCGGGAATTTTTGATACTTAAATCCTGTAATATGCTTAACTTCGTTTTAAATATACTAAATAATTCCCAGATTATTTTCCATTTCTTTTACTCATCAGCTCGTCAATCCGTTTCTGTCTTTCCTCTGCTGATAGGCTTGTTAAGTCTGTGTTAAGGTTTGTATTGCTGCTTTCTACTTTTTGCATATTACTATATCCATGCGCATTGTTCAAAATATGCTGAGTCAT